TTGTTGACGCACAAACGTCATCGCAGCAACAAGGATATCGTTGTGGTATAATCCCAACGAGACACTCCCAGGCCCATCGCCCTGAATGTGGTTTTTATTAAAGAACTGTTTTTTGGCTGTGTGTGATATCTCACGTGCTTCACATGATCGAGCATACGCTTTTGGTTGCGATGAAATTCCAAGTACGTGTCTCAGCTTGTTGATCACTTGGTTTTTTCGTGTTGCCCACTCATCTTCAAATATTGTTAGCAGCCTAATGCCTTTCTGCGCACATCGTTGGTATTTGTCCGCATGGTAGTTTTTATGTTTACCACAAGTTTCGCTGTGCCAATACAGCCCACAGTATTCTATTCCAATACTACGTGATGGAATGAAAATGTCGATTTCTTTCGGCGGAATAATTGTTCGGTTGTTGGCAACGAATTCTATGCCCCAGCCCTCCAACAACTGTTGTATTTCAGTTTCCGGACGAGATGTGTGATTGTCTCGAGCACATAATGGACAACCGCTTCCCGCCAAGTGGCAGTCTAATACTTGGTCGAACATTCCGTGTTCTGGGCAACCAATTGATACTACATCCTTTAATTTTACGCCCGAGGGGATATTGGTATAGTCATAGCGGTTTTCGTGAACAGTTTGACATCGCATTAAAAAATGATCTAACCCTTTTTGGTTCTTTATGGATGTTGTTTCACGGGCGCATCCGTTACACCCATGCCCACGAATGTGATCATTTACCCGTTGAGAAAAACGCCCGTGTGTTGGACATTCTATGTCAACCACATCGGTTGCTTTCACATTATCCGGCCAGTTGGAATATTTGTATTTGTTGTTATGGGCGGCGTTCGCTTTTTCTAAGTAGTAAAGCCGTGTTTTTTGTCGCTTGCTGCCGCTTGCTATTTTCCCGCAGGTCGGACATCCCGACCGAAGAAGGTGCGAATTTACTTTTTGTGTAAATTCGCCATGGTCTGGGCAAACGATTGTAATTACATCGCGATGCAATACAGATTCCGGAACATGTGAATAATCATACCGGTTACCGTGTTTGGCTATCGCTTTCTGTAAGAAGGTGGATTTATTCATGGTGATATTTATTCGTACGAACAAACTTTACCATATCAAACGATTTCCGGCAACCCCTCATCCTTATCATCATAGCCACCATCATAACCATCCCATTCGCGCTGGTCCCATTCCTCATAGTCACCAGCATATAGTTTGTCGAACGCTTCTTGGTCGTACGATGCAATTTCCTCAATCAGGCGAACAACAATCAACGCTGCCGAAATACAGTCATCCGTCGAACCCAGTTGAGCGGCATATGCCCCCTTGTTGCGAACATACGCTTTTAGTTCGGCCAAGAGGACCTGAGATGATATGTGCAAGTTTCCCTTTTCGAACATTTCTTTGAAGTTTACGCACGCTTTCATTTTCGCTCGGGATGTTGTTGTCATCCCTCGTCTGTTCTTTCCCTCTTCGGACACGAACTCCGCGTTGTCGGGCGGAGTTTCGTCAGCTTCATATAGCGCTATTACACCTTCGCCAACTCCGTTGTTCTCCACTGAGAAATACACCATTGTGTGTTTTTTCTCAAGGTAACGAATCAAGTTTTTAAGTACGGTATACAAATCGTTGGTGGACATGGTATTCGATCGGTACTCAGCCACTTGAATCAACGTTGGAAATTCAAACACCGTTATAACGGAATAGTCTTCCCCCGATCCAGTTGCGGGGTCCACACCTACAAGATACGTTCCACCTTCCCTAATTTCACGATATATGACGACATCATTAACAACGTTAACTGGACGTATCTTTTCAATCTCTGGTGTAATTTGTGCGAGGAAAATAGAACTGATCAGCAACGCCTCGGAAGACAAGAAGGTACATTCATACTCTTGCTGCCACTTGCGCTCGCCTAGTTTCGCAATTTGTTCTTCTTTGAACTTTTCGTCGCGACCTGGTGGCTCATCCCAGTGCACGCGAATAGGGCGGAAGCCGTTAACGCCACATTCAGAGTTTGGATCCGCGTTCGGAATATTCGCACCTCGCCATATTTGCGCGAAGATATCCATATCACCGTTGGGAGTGGATGTCATAATACAGCTACCACCAGTTGCCAATGTTGGCGAAATAGATGTCCAGAATTCGTCCTGAATGTTTGGAGCCACGAACGCAAATTCGTCCAAGTATAGGAGCGAGATGGAGAATCCTCGGCCAGCATTCTCGGATGTTGCAGTTGACATGATACGAGAACCATTATCAAAACCAATCGTGTGTTTGTTCCACCCATCTTCGTTGACACCTGGCTTTAGCCAGAACGGCAACTGTTCATACGCAAACCGGATACGTTGGATCATCTCCATAGCGTGATCGTTCGCGCGCGAGGCAATCAGCACGGTCTTATCGAAATTGAATATACCGTACCAAAGAAGGAACGCGGCAGACACGGTTGAGTTGTGAGTAGGAATGCACGAATCCCCGAACAAGAACAAATGGTCCTCATTATCAACACCAATACATTGCATCGGAACACTCTCGACTCGTTCAATCTTTTGTATTGAACGTTTTTTCGTCGAGAACTGTCTTGTAGGGTCCGGAGAATGTTTCATCTTATCTAGCTTTCGAGTCAGTCGGAAGACGGGACATTCATCACGATATGCTGAAAATTTTATTTCATACCGAATACGTTCACCAACAAAACGTTCTCGGAATGTACTCTTGAGTCCTAACGAGCAGACCAAATGATGGACGTCCAATGCGAGTTGTTTATTTGCCAACGTAATATCACATTGCCCTCTACCCATACCATCCACAGTCCCATCCGTATCCATTAGCCCCTGCAATAATGACATACGCTGAGAGTGTGACGCTCTTAGGTACTGCACAGGAATGTGTTTGTTGTTCTGCAATCCACACAACCGCAGTTGTTTCTCAAGTCCATATACCGTCACCGTTGCTACGTCAGTGGAGTGGTCATACTCATACATTCGAACTTTTGTTGGCAGAGAGATGTGCTCAATGATTTCCAAATCATCTTTGTGTGTTGTGATTCTACCCTGAGCGGAATGACCATCACCTAACCACACGCCTAACGTATACGGGTCTACGGGAAGGTCTGCCTCCGGCAGCTGCAGTGCCTGGGATGTTTTTACTTTGAACCTAGACTCGTTCTTGTCGCCGATGGTGACCCCAACGTCTACCATTTGCTGGGTGGTTACCACTTGCGGTTCTTTCCTGTGCTTCCATTCCACTTCCCATTGGTGATCTCCGCACGCAATGACAGTCTCACCTGTCGAAAAATGAACCTTGTACGCGACTTCAGGGGTATGTATCCCCGAAACCCATTTCACTGTCGTCGGTTGTCCATCAGCGCCAAGAACTTCATCTCCAACACATATGTCACCCATGGTAGTCCACCCCGTTGGAGTTGGAATTCGGGTGTCGAGGGATAACGCTTTGCCGGTCTGACGAGCGGATAGAACAATCGTATATTGTTCGTTGTGAAACGCCTCAATCATCTTTTCCTGATATGGAAACAGCTCAAACGGCACTGTACCTTTTGTGGGATGAACAATCTTGACGTATTTTTTAATGAAATATACAGGGTCAGAAGCACACTTCTTGAGCTCTTGTATTTGCTCGTAAGTGTACTCTTCTTCTTGGTTTGCTCTTTTTAGGTTAGGATTCTTACCGGCCAAGACGTTCCCCTATAATCTTTGTTATCAGGCGACGTTGAGCATCTGTTAGACAAATAGTTTGCCTCTCCCGCACCTGACCAGTCACTGTGAGCAAAATATCATTTCTTGAGGCGCTGATCGTTAGCGGCTTTGGTTGGTACGTTCCTTCGTATTTCATACGAATACTTACGGGTCAAAAAACAAAGGGTGACCTTTACTCCTCGTTATTTCCCATTATTTGTTTGAGGATCTCATTCCGATCCGCAACCACAAGGTTGTTGTTTACCGTCTTTGGTCCTGACGATTTGCGGTCGTTAAGCATTTTGTCTTTAAATTGTTTCAAGCTAGCTTTTTCGCGAGCAGCGTTCAGCGCGGTGTTGAGATATTGGACGGCGACTTCTTGATTCCGCGCTCGGTATTTTGGTTCG